AATTGAGAAGCTTTTTACAGCATGTCTCAATCGCCACAAAGATGAGATATTTAAAAAGTTGAGAGATTTCGAAAAAAAACTAGGTGATCTTCAAAAAAAACATATGGAATAGGGGGGCTAAGGTGGTGTTGTTAAATAATGGAAAAGTGCGACAACTTTCGTTACTGGCTAGAAGCTTTACTGCCGGAATGCGCTGAATGCACTAGGCCAATACCTGATTGCCCGGCTAAAAAACTTATAAAATACTATCTAGAATATTATGATAAGTATGTAAGTGAAAAGAAAGGAGAAAAATAATAAAAACTAGGGGGGAAAGGTAGGTTAAAATGAGAAATTTGTTTTTAATTTTTGTATTGGTCGTTTTTATTATCTCTTGTGCATCCACCAAGGAGGTAGAAACACCCCCCGAAGAACCATTAGTAAAAGTCTCTGAGTTTGTTTATTGTAAGGCTGTTTCAGATACCTCAAAGAAGGTATTTGTTAAGCACATTTCTGGAGCTGGTAAGGTTGGGCAAGTTTTAGCTTATTCTATTTTGGCTGTTGATGGGGTTCAGAATATATACCCTTCGAATTACGAGTTTACTATTATTATCCCAGATTGTTTTAATTGGGATGAGGTTATGCCCAAAGTTTATGAGGTGATTAACAACCACATCAGAGACTATGAGGCTTTGAAAGAAAAAGCAGACCCAGAACCGGCTGGAGAAGGGGTGTAAAACACAAACAAAGTGGGTGTGTTAGATAAGGGGGGTAAAAATGCCTTGGACGGCTTCTGATGCTAAAAAACATAAAAAAGGGCTTACACCGACTCAGGCTAAGAAGTGGGCAAAAATAGCTAATGCCACTTTAAAGAGTTGTCAAGCCAATGGGGGCAGTGATTGTGAGGCCGTAGCGATCAAAACGGCCAACTCGAAATTTATTGACTTGACAAATGGGAAAATATTTGACATTATAGATCACGATGAGTATTTTGCTCCTAAAGATGACAAGAAGAAGCCCGGAGGTTCAAATGTAGGTAAATACAAAAAAGGTCCATTTTGTGGGCCAAGTGGCGGAGCTCCAAAAGGCACATATCCTGTAAATACTAAGAAACGGGCTATCGCGGCGATTGCTTACGCGAGACATGCCCCTAATCCTAGTGGTATAAAAGCTTGTGTCTGCCGTCACTGGCCAAGCTTAGATACCTGTAAGAAAAAATCTAAGGGGAGTGATGGTATGAAAGAAGAAAAAGTACCGAAAAAAGCACTTACATTTCAGGGGGAAGAATGCCTTGCTTTCGTTGAGATTGAGAAACTTTCTGATAATGATGGAGTAAGAAATGTACCTAAACTCAACATGGTAGGCTATTCTGGTAAGGTTATCAAAAATCATTGGTATTGGAATGATTTGGCCATCGATTTAGAGGGTATGGAATTTGACAAAAAAAGATACCCTATTTTGGAAGACCACATGACCAGCCGTAAAATAGCCCACATTTCAAAGCCAGTGATTGAAGAGGGTAAACTCAAAGCCCCTGAAGACGCTGTTTTTCTTGACAATGAACACGCAAATGAATTTATCAAAAACACATCAACAAAGCCGCCTTTTCCCTATCAGGCCAGTATTTATGCGAAGCCGACTGTAGTAGAGAGAATAGAGGAAGGGGCTTCGTCAAAGGTTAACGGGTTTACTCTAAAAGGCCCGGCTAGTATTTGGCGTAAATGTACCTTTAAAGAGATGTCTGTCTGTGTCTTTGGTGCAGATGATAAGACTAGCTCTTCTGCTTTCAGTGAAGATGACTTTGAAACTTGCATATTCACTGAAACAAAAGTCGGTGCTGATGGTCAGTCCGACAAAAAATACTTAGTTAAAAGGAAGGAGGTGTCAAAGACTATGAACATTGATGAACTGAAAGAGAAATACCCTGAGCTATACAAAGAAATAGTTCAGGCGGCTACCGAAGCGGCAGAAGCAAAGTTCTCTGAGGAAAGAGAGTCTTTGAAGTCTGAAGCCACAGCACTCAAGGAGCAAAACGACACCTTGGGTGAAAAAGTGCTGAAGCTTGAGAAAAGAGAGGACATTCGAACTGAAAAAGAACGAGCACTTTCTGCTGACAAGATCTGGGATGATAAACTTCGAGCTAGCTCGGTACCTGAGAGTCTTCATTCAAAGGTGAAAAAGCATGTTTCTTACACTAAGTTTGTTGCTGATGACAAGTTTGATGTGGAAGCATTTAGCAAAGCCGTTGATGAAGAAATTAATGACTGGGAAGAGATCGAGACCCCCGGTGAGGTGGACGGTGGTGGTTTCTCTGAGAGAAAAGTTGATGACGATGACTCTCAGAAGCTTGCTGAAGAGAATCAGTCAATGATTGACAAGCTTCTTGATAAAGCTGGTCAAAAGAAATCTGAATAAAAAATTTACATGCTAGGAGGTGATTTTTAATGGCTACACGAATGGGTGACATTCCTCATCAGTTGTGGGGGGTTCAGAAAGACTACAAAGAGATTTATAAGTCTGACCCCATGATTGCACTGAGGACTGATAGAACTATTCAAGCTGGTTATGGCGTTCTTGATGCCGGTACGATTCTCGCTGAAAATCTGTCTGCTGCTGGTAATGATGGCAAGTTGGTGCCTTACAACCCGACTTCTTTTACAGGGGCAGAAGACCACCCCGGCAGAGCATATCTTGTGACCAACTCTGGAACCACAGACAAATTTGTCTATGTTACCATGGATGACAGTTACAAGTTTGCAGTTGGGGATGATCTGATTATCAACGACAATACGACCTCTGCTGAGAACTTGGGTGCCATTACGGCTATTGATCGTACCAGTGAGCCGCATCGGGCCAAGATTACGGCTACTGCTGCTATTGGTGGTACTGCCTTCACTGTTGCTCGTAAGGCTTACGTTTGTGTTGAGGCTGGTGACAATACCAACAACTACTCGGACGCTGTTGCGATCTTGGAAAAAACTGTCGATACCGGCACCGGTGAGAATTCACAGGGTGCGGTGGCTGATGTTATTTATGGCAACTGCCTTCTGTACGAGGGGTTGCTTACAAACTTAGACTCTGCTGCGAAGACCGATCTTTCGGCTTCTAGCAAGGGTCAGCTTCTAATGATTAGATAAGAAAGGAGGTGAGACGCTATGCCTAGAGGTGCAAGTGACATTCCAATACTAAGGCTTGAAGTTCTAAGGGGTTTTATGACCTCTTTTCAAGCCGCTCCGAATTTGGTGCTGTCTAACTTGTTTGGCTCTTCACTGAATGATTCTTCCACTATTAAGTGGGAATCTCAGAGAGGTGGTAGAGGCCTTACCCCGTTTGTGGCCCCCGGTGCACCCGCACCGACAACGGCCCCTCACGGAGTCGCACAGCATGTTGCTGAAGCTGCCTTCTGGAAAGAGAAGATGCAGCTTGATGAGGAGTTTTTGAACAACCTACGACAGCCTGGAACCACGGCAACATATCAGGCTGCTGAGTCAAAACTGGCAAGGGAGCTCGCCTTATTTTCTAACCGATCTAATCGGCGGAAAGAATGGATGTTTGCTCAGATGTTTGCCAATAACGGCTTTTCTTATGCCGTTAAAGGTGGGTACAAGGCTACCGTTGATTATGGTATTCCTTCTGACCACCGTATTACACTCTCGGCTGCTGATAGTTGGGATGCCGGGGCCAGTGTTGATATTCTTGGTGATATTAGAGATGCCAAGATTGAGATTAACAGGTCTTGTGGATCTTATATCAGCCATGCCATCTGTAACTCAACCGTTCTGAAATATATGGCGGCTGATAGCACTATGCGGGATATTCTCTCTCGTCAGAAGTTCATGGTAGGGGATCAAAACCTGTATGGTGGCAATCTACATAATCTGATTGGTGTCAACCCCACAGTGATAGGGGCTTTGATCGACATTCCTAATTTCATTGTTTATGATGAGATGTATGAAGTTCGGGCATGGTTGACGGCTGCTGTAACGGGTGGTAGTACCACTCATATTACCGTTGACGACACAACCGATTTTGAGGAAGGTCAACAGATTCGGTTTTGGGATCAGAGTGCAGGTACCTATGAAGATTGTTGGATTCTCGGTCTTTCTGAAGAAACCGATGTGATTCAGCTTTCTAACCCCCCGGTCAGTTCTTACAAGGCCGGTGAAGATTATGTAACCATGGCCAAACCGTTTGTACCTGATGACAAGTTTATTATGTTTGCTTCAGCGGTTGACGGTGCTCCCATTGCGGAGTATATTCAGGCCCCGTTTGATCTTGATAGACATTATGGTCAAAAAACTGATCGTCATGATGAATGGGACCCCGCAGCTACTTGGATTCGTGTGCAGGATAAAGGCCTGCCGGTGCTTTATAACCGAGACGCGATTTACACCCTCGATGTTAAGGTTACCACTGGTGAAGGTCTAACTTCTACGACCACGACTACCACGACTAGTTCCAGTAGCTCGACAACTACCACTACTAGTTAATCGTAGTAGGGAGGTAATCGATATGGAATCTATCGAATCAGTGAAGATACTGAAGACTTTGAAAACGAGATCAAAAAAAGGCGCAGAGCCTAAAGTTTGGCTGGAAGGGGAGGTCATTGAGGCCCCCATTCCAGCCGAACTCGCAAGAGAAGTTGTTTTAGGTACAGGCTCCGTTCATGTTTTGAATTGGGGGCCTGAGCCTAAAGTGAAAGCGAAGTTCTTTGACTTGAGTTCTGATATGAAGTTAAAGACCGCCGAATTATCAACAGCCACCACTGTTAAGCTTCAGAGGGAACGAATTATTGAAAAAGAGGCTAGCACGAGACCAAAACTTGTTAAACGTAAAAAAAAGGTTAAATCATGAGCCTCACAGAACAAGAAATAGAAGAGACTTTGAATGAGGAAATAAAGGGCTTAAGCACAAAAGTAAACCCTACTGATATAACCAATTGTATAAATGACGCTAAAAGAGATACAGGTTGGGATTTGCCTGTTACGACCGGTTTTAGGGAATTATGGTTTAAACAGAGATGCAAACGACACTTGTTTTTTTATCTTTGGTCTGAGTCTGCTCATAAGTTTAAGTTTGAGGGTATTAATCTTCAACAGAGATT